AAATGCAACAACAGAAGATAGAACAAAAGTTTTAGCTGCTAATACAAAAAGTAATATTATTGGAAAGTATGCTGCATTTCTTTATGCTGAAGAAGATACAACTGATTCGATAATCTACAATGGAGAAACTTTAGAATTTGGCAAATTTAATAAAACTTGGAATACAGTTGTTAATAGAGCATTTGCTGAAATGTCAGCAAGAGGTATTACTGGTGTAACTAAAGAAGAAATAAAAACAGGAATTATAAATCAACATGTTTATACTTTAACAGGTAAAGAGCCAGATGATTTAACTTTTGAATATAACTTTGCTAATGGCACAGGTAGTGAAGATTTTGATGCTATGGTAAATTATAGTGTTAATATGGGTATAGTTCCCCAACCACTTGTTGATTTTATAAATGAAAATGTAGGAGAAGGTGGAGCTGGATTAAATTTAAATTTAGATTCTAATATTGATACACTTGTACAAGTAGCTGGAATGTTTAATGTTTTACAAAATACACCAACACCATTACCATTACAAATTGATGGTGTATCAGCAGAAAATCAAATGTTATTAGGACAGTTCTATGCAGATTATAAAAATTATTTTGATAGAACAGCTAATAGAGATCAAAGATTTATTTCAACAAATGACTATGTAAAAAACTGGTGGGAGTTAAGAAATGCTTGGCAAAATGATGAATCAGATAAAATAATTAATGCTTTTGATACAAGATTAGCTGACATAGATGAACAGTTATTAGAAGGTTTAATGACAGATTATTTAGAAAAAAATACATTAGGTATATTTGGTAATAACTTTGGAACAACAATAGCACCTTTAGCACCTAGTGATACAGTTGAGCCACTAATAGATTTTCCATTACTTCGTTGGTTTAAAGTAAATAGTGCAGAAGTAACTGATTTAAATTTACAATTAGGTGTAGAAAAAATGATGGAAGTATTACCAGATTATTTAGTTAATTATTATAAAACTAATTTAATAACTACTGATCAAATTAAACAAAGAAGTAATTTTAAAATAACACAGGATATAAATGATATTATTGGTTATGTTATGTCTGATCTTTCTAATACAGGATACGGATTCGAATAATATGGTAGACTTAGTTAAATATCCAATATTTCAAGAGTATAGTGATTATCTTACAGAAGATGAAATAAAAACTGATATGGTAAAAAATATACAAAAAAGAATTATGGGTATGAGTGATATGCAAAGAAATGAACTTGGTATATCTGATGATTTTTTACAAAGTAATAATTTATTTGATATGATTGATAACAAACAAATTAGATTTGTATATGATGAAAGATCAAGTACTACACAACCATCATATCATATAAAAGCAGATTTTGATGGTAGTGGATTATATTATAGTATTGATAATCCTTATAGTGATACATCTTATGCTCCTGTAATTTTTGGAGAAGCAAAACCAGATTACTTAGAATCAAGTCCTGATAATTTAAGAGAACAAGCATACATAGATGAATGGGCAGATGGATATGAAGAAAGAATAAAAGGATATGAACAAAGAGGTATGGGAGAAACAAGAAAAGAATTAGCTGAATTTATAAATTATAATATGTTTAAATTTGGTAATGATATAACTATGTTTGGTAAAGATGTTGCAGAAAGTATTGCAGATGCATTACCATTTTTTGAATACAACCATGATAATTGGAAAGACCAATCTTCTAAAATACAATTAAGAATTAACGAACAAGAAACATCTAATAAAGCATTGGGAGTTAAAAATACTGATAGCTTATATAATTATATTTTTGATGAAGAAGAAAATATGATTTTTAAACCTAATGCCTATGAAACTATAGCTGGTAATGGTGATTGGACTATAGGTATGGGTTTATCATTAAAAAATGAAACTGTAATAAATGCACTAAAAGATAAAGGATATAGTATTGAAAAATTAATATCTCAAGAAGAAACTATAACTGAAAAAGATGCAGTAGATGTATTTAATATAAAAATTAATGAAGCAAAACAAATAGCAACACAAAAATTTAAAAATGCTGGAGTAGATATAACTGGAGTAAAAGATTCATATTTATTTATGGCAGTTGTTTCTATGCAATATCAAGGATTAATTGGTGATTCATTTATACAAGCTGCTGCTAATTATATTAAAACAGGTGATGAAAAATATTTAGGCAAGTTTGGAGCTTATACTGAAGATGGTACTGCTATAAGACGAGACGATCCAAGATATGCAACAAGACCAGTTACTATGTTAGGTGAACTTTATAATGATGGATTGGCTGGAATAGAAGATGATATGAAAGGAATCTTTTATAGAAACGAAAGACGAGCTAAATTACTTATGGCTTGGACACAAGGTCAATATACTAATTCAATTAAATACGATTAATGCCTGAAGTAACAATAGGTAGAGGTAGATCATTTCTTACTGAAAGAGAAATAGGGCCAGTTGACGATACTCCATTTTTTGCAAATATAAAAAATACTGCACAAAATTTAGGATATGGTTTTATAGATGAAAACTTATTAGCACTTGGTACATTATATGCTGCAAGAGTACTTAGTAATGAAGATGCTGCTTTTGAATATCAACCTGAATATAATATATTTGCTGATCCACAAATAGTAGGAACTGAATTACAATCTTATATTGGTAATTTTATGCATAGTAATAATGCAAAACATACATCAGATTTGATTAAAAGATTTAAAGAAAAACAAAAAAAAATACAAGGTAGTCCTTCATATGTTATTGGTAGAATATTAGGTGGTCTTACTGATCCTTCTACAATATTACCTTTTACTAAAGCTGGTAAATTTTTAGTTACTGGCAGCAGACTAAAAAGAGGTACAGCATTTGGTGGTATAGTAGGAGCAGAAGAATTATCTAAAAGAATGTTTACTGATGAAAGATCAATGACAGAAACATCATTGATTACTGCTGGTGGTTTTATAATACCAGCTATGTTTCCAGCTATTCCTAGAAGTACAGGTAAAAAATTTGATGATCTTGCAGATGCATTAGATGAAGCAGATGATGTTATATTTAATAAAAATACTGTAGGAGCTGCAAGTCCACAAGGAACTAAAGTACCAACAGAAGATGCATTAAGAACAGAAAATAAAATACAACCTACTGGTATGGGTATATTTGGAGAAAATGGCCCATTTAATCCTTTGTTTAGAGTTTTAAAAAATGGATCAAGTAATGCTCAAGAATTTATAGAAAATGTTTTAGAAGGCCCTCTATATCAAATTAAAAATTTTGCTGGTACTGGTAAAGTTACTGCTGGTAGCATAGAAAGAAATATATACAAAAGATATACTCCAACTGTTTTAGCAGCAACAAAAAGAATAGAAGCTGCATATGCAAAATATTTACAAAGAAATGGTGCAAATAAACAAAACTTTGTTGAAAGAAACTTTGATACTAAATTTACAAACAATC